ATTAAATGCCCAAGTGTGTATTCCACCTTTTACATAAAAGACAGAATCAGAGCCACTTTTCTTATAGACCTGAGTGACATACTTATTAGTAGTGTCTTGGGGATTAATAGAACCTCTTACCTTAATCCATTGTGTACCTGTGTAAGTATATACACTTGAATCGGCTGTGTTATAAAATAACCCACCTGCATTGGTTGAACCGCCTGTTCTAAGACTAGGAGTTGACCCTTTAGGGATATGAAACGTAGAGTCAAACATTCCAGCAATCCAACGGTATCTGCCATTAATGTTTGTGTAATTAGAAGGTGCTTGTGCGAAAGCTACCTGACTAACTACTAATAAAAGGACTAGTTTAAGGATTCGTATCATATACTATATTAATTGATTCGTTATCTAAAAAAGGCTGTTGATCATAAAAGGTTATCGTTCCCGTAGAAGGTGTATAAAGACAATAGTTCCCACCGCCCTCATTTAGGCCAGTAGTATCTACGTTAAACTCAACCCCTGATCTAGCCACTAAAAGCATTTTGCAATAAGCCAAATTTGCATCCGTTATAGAATACAAAGTAGCTAAAGGATAATATGTTTTACTTAATGTCATTAGTCTTTCCACATTGCCCAGACTGTCTCGCCTGGATTAAAAGGAATATTTGAGTCAAAAGTAATCCTACCTAATGCACTATTAAATAGCGCAGTCCGATTTGATGGACTTCCCGTAGTTATAGGATCATAAACCGTACCCTCTCTGGCAATCGCCAAAATCTCTTTACCTTGTAAGGTTTTACCATAAACTGATAACCCACTTATAGAAGTACCTCCAGCAATTGTAACCCAATAGTCTGAGTCAACATTCTCATCAGCTGTTGGACTAGATGGACTCTCATCCATTGTAAAGGCTCCAGTTCCTATTATGTTTACCGTACATTGTACAAAAGACTGCACATCACCTGAGATTGGTAAATTCTGTATTAAAGCCTCTCCCTCTATTGTTCTGACATCCCCATCCAAGTTAGTGAACTCAAACTGCCACTCCATTGTAGACCTTCTGACCGACTCTTGCATAAGGTAGAAGGGAGAGTATCTGTCACCATCGTTATTAGTAACCAAAACCCCTGAAGCAGAACCAGACCATTCTGTTCTCCTAATTCTTCTCTTAGTGAATAACCCATCATTAACCCCTGTTCTGTTAATTATCTCATTAGTCATCTCAAATGAGCAAGACTTAGCACAGAACACAGGATAATAAGTACCGCTAACCTTTATAGAGGCAATCATATTCGAGCCTCTTACTACCTTTGGGTCATTCATTTTTGAATATATTTAAACGTATGGCCATCGTATGTCTTAGGTATAGAGCCATCCCCTACCTCAATCATATAAATAGACCATTCGCAATTATCAGTATCTTGTTCGTAGTGTAAACACTTAAACTGCTTATTATAGGTTGCAGGATGCACATCATTCTGTCTGTACATATGCATTAAATCAGGCAAATCAGGCAGTCCTAGATTATCAACCTTATCTGTGTCCAATCCATCAATAGTGGCCTCAAATGCGCTAAAAACCCTGTTAAATTGATTCCAGACCGCTTGATTCTGATGTTGACCATAAGGGATTTGGTCCTCTTGTGGCGCACCGCCTCCAGGCCAATCTATTGAATCGTAAAAATTCTCAGTTAGTTCGTACTTATAGGATTCAATCGTTGTACTAGCATCAATCTCAGCCACGGTAGCCTCTGCTAATTCTAAAACAGTCTTATCGGTTACAAAAGAGTAGTTTGTGCCAACTATCCTAAATGTTCCGTTATTGTTAGTTGTGTTTGTGATTCTGATGTAATCGTTGATATTAAAGATAGGTGTTAAAAACCCATCCAAAGTTACACCATTTCCAGTCTCAAAGGAAGCATTACCTGTGTACAAAGTAGAGTCTAATAATCTTCTAAGCATTGCACCTCTCATTTCTATTCTAGGTGCATCAGACATATAAACAGACTCAACTCTAGTGGCTAGGGTGTCAATATTTTGCTCTGATGTGTGTCTTTGCCCTGTGTACTTTTGATATGATCCGTTAACTCTTGGGGTGATATTTATAGAAAGATTAGAAAAGAAATAGGGTGCAAATATGTTGAAGTTAGTGCAAAGCCTAACCCATATTACCCCATCCGCAGGAACTTCAATCTCACCGCTAATTGTTTTGTATTTAGGTAACTCATCACCTACACTAACGGTCTGTAATTCCATTCGCCACATTTCTGCAAACGGATTATCTGCTATGGCAGCAGTCAAAGGCTTATTCTTTGCTACCCACTCATTAGTTGCTGGCTCACCCTCACTATTTAGACTTGTGACATCTAAATTCCAAGTATAATAACTTGTATCACTCTCTAACCAAACGTGAACAGGGTTAACAAAACCTAAAGTTGTATTTTGACCAACATCAACAGAAACAGAAAGCAAATCACCTTTTTGAACATAGAAGGGAGTGCTTTTAACATAGTGAATATAATCTGTACCTGCTACATCTTCGTGTTCAACAACTAAATATCTGTCTTTTTCGTAACCGTACTCAAACTCTTTAATTATCTCACCCCTTGCACCAGCTTGTTGATAAAGGTCTAACCATACCCCACCTGTACCATCACCTGCTCTTGCAAGTGTCCAACTTTCAGGCTTGTAAATACCTGTTGATGTTGGTAAGGTAGGATCAGGCTCAGTTGTTGCTGTTCCTCTTTCAAAGTCAATATTCTGTACCAATTCAGCTGGATATTGATAGTCGAAGTTATGCTCAACTGACTGATATGGTCTTTGAAGTGATAATCTAGGGTCATCATTCATAAAGGCCATAGTGTAAAAATCTGAGTCTGCACCAATATCCTTAGCATATAACTCAGTAATGTAATCACTAGGAGTTCCCTCGTAATCAAAACGACAAATTCTAAACTGCGCATAATTAGCCTCATCTATGCTCTTAATAAACCAAACATTCTTTTGTTGGCTTAACTCACAGAACTCGCCTAGTATCTTTTGTAGTACAGTATAAGAATCTTCTAACTCGCCTAAGTCTGCCTCAAAGGTTTGTGCATTTAAGAAAACCGTATTGTAAAAATGATATTCAGGATAGTCATAAATAGAGTTAACCTCTAAAAGGTTCATTTGAATCCAAATGTCTAATTCTAATCCTGTCTTTTGTAATGCCCAAGCAATTAATTTAATAAGAGGATGTGGACCAGTTAAGAATCTACCCTCATTATCACTCATTGGCACACTCTTTAGAAAAGCTATGCCATCAGTAGCAGTTAAGGTTAAAACATTCGGATCAGGCTGAAAGGTCTGACCTAAATCAGACAAAGAAAGCCAACCTGTGTAAATAATATCACTCTCTGAATTAAGTGCTATCTCTACTTTATATTGTGTATCACCGCCACCTGCAAATATCATTGCATTAACCTCATCGCTAGTAAATACTCTAAGGGTGCAACTTTTACTTTTTATGGTAGTAAATTTATCTTCTGAATTATCAACAGTCTGTAAAACCACAGGAGCATCAGCCAACTCTAATTCTATAATAGAGCCATCATCTTCAGTTACATCAGTTATCTTGACATAAAAGGTCTGCTCATTCGGACTATTGTCCGTATAATCAACCTGTGTATTGACAAAACTTCCTTTGTAAAAATTAGCCATTTACTCTTAATTGACTGCGTTGTGTCCTAGCATATGCTAAAATAATATCTTGACCTCTAAGTGTTGTTCCTCTACCACTATCCCCCATTCTACCGCCCATAAATGACCCTACTGAGTTATTAGGTACTATGCCACCACTAACAGAAGGCACAAACAACTCTGGACCTCTTTCCCCTACTAGATAAGGTGTTCCTCCACTTACTGGTCCTCCCAATGCCCTACCAGGTAATGTGATACCTGAAAGTAACTTAAAGGAAGATGAGAAAGGTGTACCTGTAATAAGTGAAACCAATCCTGCAATAGCAGCGGTTTGTATTAACGCTTGCACTAGTTGTTGAATACCTTGTGCAAGTCCATCAAAGAATCCACCAATAGCATCCCCACCCTTTTCTATTGAATTAAATAAACTATCAAAGGCAGGAGCCATTGCGCCACCTACAATATCAGAGACATTTCTAAACTTACCATAAGCAACATCTAATTGCTCGTTTAGGTAGTCTAATATCTCAGGGTTTTGTATTACAGCTTGAATATTTATTGGAGGTATCTCTAATCCAAAGAATGCAAATTTGTTTTTTATCTCTGCTAGTTGCTTACTAACATCAAGATTAAAAAAGTCTATTGTTACATTAGGTACAGGGATTGCAATTCCCTCTGCTGGTACTTCTATGGGTACATCAAAGGCATCTTTAGGAATGCTAATCTTAACAGGCTCTAAGGTAACCTTTTCAGGCTTTATTTTAATATCTTGTGGTCTAATTCGTAAGTCATCAGCCAAAGCACCTTGCCTTTTAGCTATCTCTGCTAGTACCCTTTGTCTTTCTCTTTCTTGTGCAGACAATTGAGTATTTAAAGTCAATTGTTTAGTCTGCTCTTTAGTTAATAACTTAGTGACTTGCAATCTACCATCTAATCCCTGTTTTAGTCCTAAGTCAATAACTTCAGTAGTTGCTCCTTGTTTTTCTAATTCCAATATAGATGCACTAATCTCATCTAATTGTCTTGTTAGTGTTGCAACCTCTGATCTAGCAACTAAGCTAGCTGTGTATCTCTGATAGGCTTGTGTAAGATTATCAACTAATCCAGCCTCATTTTTTAAATCACCAAAATATTGAGGACTTATCTGTTGTAGTTTCTTTAAGATAGCCTCTTTTTGTCCTCTTGTAGTGTTCTCACTATTTATTAAAAGAATTAGCTTATCTACCTCTGCCCTTTCTTGACCTAACTGAGTAATTATCTGCTTTTGTGCTTCAGCTGCTTTTTTAGACTGCTCTGCTAATTCTTTACTAGCAGCACTAGCAGCAAATAGTTTATCGCCATATTTAACAAGTAAAGAGGTCACAACTGATATTCCCAAAGCAATACCAGCAGGACCTGCTAATTGTCCTAATAAGGCTTTAAAAGCACCTGTGGCTGATCCTGTGCTTGCCTTTAATGAATTAAAAGACTGAACTAATGGGTCAATGTTGTTAGCTACACCTATTATTCCAAATGGCGCATCCTGTACTATCCTACTAAAGTTAGTTAGTGTTGATGTAGCCTGACCAGTAACATTTGGTAAAGTCCTAAGTTTGGCAGAAACCTTATCAACAGAATTACTAAAAGCAGATGCCTCTCGACTCGTTTGCTCTAGTTCAGTTTGGACCTGATTAAGACCTTGAACCGCACTTGTGACATTAGCACCTATCTGTATCTGTAAACCTTCAGCCATTCTGTTTTTTTATTCGTTTCAAAGCCTCTTTCTCTCTCTTAGCTTTTAGTAAAGACCTGATTTGCTCTTGTGTCATTTCAGTCTTTTCCTCTAGCTGCCAACTATCCATAACAAACCTAGCACCATTACCCTTACCTATCAATGCCTCACAAATGAGGGCAGTCTGAAACCTCAATAAGTATGACTCAGTTTTAACCTTATCAATATACCCTTTTCGTAAGAGTATATACTCATCAAACTCTAAGTCATAAAACTCAGCAGGATTTAGGCCAATCTGACCAAAAGCCTCTGACCTTATATCATCCCAAGTTAAGGATTTGCCACTTGGGTCTCTACTTCCCCCTGCTCTTTCGGTTTATTTACCTCTACAAACTTATTGATTAAATCAGCGGCCTCTGTCTCATCTAAATCACCTACCCAGTCCTGGACTTGCTCTAAAGAAACAAAGTCATTAGACTTGATATGTTTATAGTGGCAGTTAATACCTGCATAGACAATACCGCAAATAAAATCAAATTGCTTGTTTGGTTTGCTTAATAGTTCAGTCATTAAAAGAGGGTCAGAAGAAGTGGCTTCCCCATAGTATTTAGAAAACCACATCTTTCCGACATTTAATATCCTTTCTTGACCTCCTATTGTGTGTGTGATTTGTTTCATAGTGGTTATTTATTAGCTAGCTGGTTCAGTATCGATATCTCCTTCAATCTCAATAGTCATTGTGAACTTAGCAGTCTGACCGCTTACGTTCTGCTGACCAAGAGCAGAAATCCATCCGTAGCCACCGTGATAAACTACCTCAGAAGAATCTGTTAAATGCCAATACTTTTTAGTGTTGTTGGCGTAAAGAGTTTGGAAATCATTGTAAGAAGCCTCGTTAGCATCAGGAGCCGTATCAACAACTGCATTCAAAGTGAATCGGTTGTTTTGAGGTCCTAATACCTTTAAAGTTCCGCAGTTAGTCTCATCACTTACTACGTTGCGGCTGCCATCAAATGATCCCTCAGATTGACACACAGCCGACTTTTTTGCACCAGAGGGAGTGTCTGAATACTCGATAAACATCACACTACCACTCAAAGTTGTTGGATCTGCCATTTTGTTTTATTTAATTTTGATTTATAAAATGCTCGTATCTTTTAATCACCCTAAATACTTTTTCAGCACCATCATCCTCATATAATTCTGTCTCTGATTGAACAGTTATCTGAGTTATTTGAAAGTCTGCCAAAGTTATGCCAAAAGAATTAGGACTTAGTATTACTAGGTCATCAATCTCTTGTGCTATATCGTATGCAGTCTTACTATTGCCGATAGTTGGGAAATGTGTAAATATCTCAACTATGATAACAGCAGACCGAAAGAAAGCCGAATTATTTAACTCTGTGTCTGTTGACCCTTCTGCTCTGATTAGGACAAAGTTGCCAGTTTCAGTCACAGGTACTGCGTCTTTATAGACATTTACACTAATACCATTTAGTGTCTGATACCACTCAGTCTTTAGTTGATATAGTGCGTTTTTATATGCCATTTAATAGTGCAGTTACTCTATTTATTAATTTAGTCCTTACAGGTGCTACCTGCTTAAAAAAGAATGGTTTAGGACTGATACCATTCTTGTAGATTGAGCGAGCAATCAAAAAGGTAATTGTGTCAATATCCTTTTGTGTTTGCCTGTCTTTTCTTCGTGTCTTTACACTATAAGTTGCTCCAATTTTTTTTCTTACAACCCACTTTCTAATAGACTCAAAAAGTGTAGTCGTTCCTGATCCTTTTACCCCTTTATACTGAGCAGCAAATTCCTCTGTGCCAGGATATGGGTTATATTTTCCTTTTGTACCAAATTCTATAAAAGGTGCATAAAACTGATTTGCTGATACTTCGTAAGATAACGGACCTTTAGGCTTATAGGTTATTGACTTCAATAAGAATCCCCTATCTCCGCCCTGACCAGCCAAATCCTTTTTAGCTTGACCTACAAAGTCCATAGCAGCCGCCTCTAGTTCCGCATCCACTAAAATAGCAGTCTCTTTGCTGGCTTTAGCAATTCGGTCTTTAAGACTATCTAACCCTATGACATTTACTTTAATCAAGTTCAAATATGCTAAATGCGCTTATCTCCCAATTAAATCTCTTTTCATCAACCCTCTTTGCGTTACTTATCGCATAGGTCTGACCGAAATACTGAATCTTATACTCAGGTGTGATATTGTAGTCTCTAAAATTAATCCTAAAAACTTTACTATCACCTAAGTTAGTTTTTCCATCAGCTTGTGACCTACCTCCACCATCATCAGTTACCTCTGCCCACATTTTGTATGTAGTCTGAATAGTCTCAGTAGCATCCCCATTGGCATCAATGGTAGTTGCATACTTTAGTAACTTGATTGGTTTGGTGTTGCCTATCATCCTATCCAGTTTGCTGTTTTAAACTTACTAGCGATTACCATAGCCTCTCTACTCAATCCATCAACATTCTCATCACCTCTGTTAATGTATCTATAAGCTACCTCTTTATACATAGCATCTTTTAAACCCTTTGGGAGAACGGTATAACCAGCTTCATATTGCATAGTCATATTCTCGTAAGTAGGGTATTTCAAAACTCTACCACTTAAAGAGATATCAAAGTCATCTGTGCTTATAGAGTCACCCTCATCATCTTTTACGTTTATGATTGTATTTACTGGACCAAAAGGAATCTCAAAGTTTCCTGCAAGGTTAGTAAACTCAATCTCGTATGTCTTAGGGATAAAAGATAAGCCTGTATACTCCTCTAGTCTTTGTCTAGCTGATACAATCAAATCCTCAATAATAGCATCATCATCATTGAACTCAGATGAGATACTTTCTGATTGGTCAATAAAACCCTCTAGTCTAAGGTAATTCTTTACCTCATTAACAGTTAAAGGCTCTGTGATTCCAGACTCATTTGTCTGGTCCTCCCAATCGATTAGTAAATTGTATAACATAGACATTATTTAAAAAAAGGGGCGGGCCGAAACCCGACCCCTATCACCACATCAAACCACAGCACTAATTAGAATGATCCGTAGATGATTGCATCCGTTCTCATAATGTTGATGTCCTCAAAACACTCAACACGGGCAGTCACCAAGTTACGCTGGAAGTTATCGCTATCCTCGTAGCTAAACTCAACACGCAATCCTTCAGTCTCAACACGCTCAAGGTAGTTAGCATCGATGATTAACGCCTTATCGTTAGTAACCCAGCTAGCACCGATTACAGGTACTCCTGCGATACGAACGTTACCGTTAGCATCAATTACAAATCCACCAGGTACAGAGTAATCAGTAGGCTTAGTCTTAAGTAAGTCAGCCCATTGAGCATAAGATACCAAAGCGAAAGATGCTTCGAAGTTTGCATCTAATTGGTTTGCAATCCAGTCAACTAACTGCTCAGCATCAACAGATGCAGAAGTAGTAGTAGAACCAGTTGCAGCACTAGATACAGCTGAGAAGAAAGTACTGTTCTCTTTCTTGTAGAAATCACGGAGCAACATACGCTGCAAAGTGTTCTGTAAGAAAGGAAGTTGGAACATCATTTGCTTAGAGAAACGAGCGAAACCTGCGATGTAATCAGATACAACCTTAACTTCAGTTAGATCGTAGTCGATTTGAGATTTCAAGTTTCCTTCAGATTGAATTCCGATAGAACCTTCTGTTCCAGTCTCACGGTATGTAACATAAAGACCAGTTGGACTTACAGCAGTTGGGATAAGGTCACGCATATTGATTTTCTGCGCAGGCACTAATCCTTGACGCTGATTGTAAGTAGCAACGCCATCACCGCTTAAATTGTTACCCAAAGTCATTGTACCAACCGCTTTTAGGTCGATAGTCAACTTTGCATTTTTGTTCTTCTGAAACTCT